CAATTTCTTCAAGAATCTCACGTTGTAATCCTTGCCATGGTGTTTCTCCATGCATGTTGGTACCACCAACTAACCCCCATGTGCCTTCGTGTTTGCCATGCGACTTTTGTAATAATAAAAATCGTCGTGTAGATTTGGCGTAAAATAACGCACCACTACAAACTATGGGATCTTTTAAAGTACTATTTTCCAATTAGCAGCCTCGTATACACCTTCGAACGACTTGACCCATGAAACTCCGTTCCACAAGTACTGTATTCCAGTATATATATTCGTCTGCCACAACATAACGGCTGTTTCTTGGCTGGAGTTAAAAATAACATGCCATGCTGAACCAGTCCATTCTATGATATCGTTGGCGTGTGCAATTAATGTGCCCCACGCAACTGTGCTATTGCTTACAGCACCTATATCTTCTATGATAAGGAATCTGGTGCCGACAGCAATAGTTAAATTTTCACCCTGTTTATTAGGATCTCTTGGATTGTAACTTAAAGGATTTATAATAGCATCAAATGTGCCAGTGCTATTGGGTCTGTAACTTCCAGCAGCATTGTAACCGGCAGCTGGTTCTATGTTGCCTTGACTGTCAATTCCTGTATTGGCAGTTAGCGTATCCGGGTTCCAATTAACTTGTAATACGTTTTCATCCAGACTGTTGATAGCAAAAGTACCTACAATCATACTGCCGTTGGGTTGTATCAAGTATAGCTGACTTGACCCAGCCACATACTTGTTAGGAGTTTGGGCAAACAAGGTTGTCCAATTGATAGGAGTTCCTTGTCTTACAGGAATGTCTAATCCGCTACCTTCAATAACTACACTTTCAGAGGCACCTAATAATATTGCTTGTCCGTTATACACTTCAAGTTTGTAATCGTGTGTTGTTGTAATGGCCAAACTTAAGAAATCAGTAAAACTGGTGGTAGAAGTCATTGGGTCTTGACCCAGTCCGTCTATGTATGTACCGCTTGTGCTACTGTGCCCGTTCACACTGGTAATAATCTTAGTAATAACACCAAGATGTTTGACCTTAACTGGCGGATTGATCCAAATTGGAGTATCAAGAGTTAGTGTAGCAATATCAATAGGTGTGTCATTGCCCACAGGCACTGTGCGACTATCCCAACTGATGTCATTTAAATTTAAAACACTTAAACTTGTCCAGTCAACATAGTTGTCTGAAGTTTGCAATTCAAGACTTGGGTTAAACAACACAAGAATTTGTTCAAGAATTTGTAATTTTTGATCAGTGTTGGCACTCCAAATATCACATTTCATAGTTAGTTTAAATGGAGTGGGCATTAATCGTTCTATGGAATAGTTCCTACCTTGTCCAGTTGTGTAGGCATTGGTGTTGGGGTTGATATCACGCTCGCGAACATTAATAGTACCTACATAAGTTTGGTCACTTAATCTATCTCTATCAAGTGCTAAACCAGATACATAAACGCTAATACGTGGAACACTATTAACTTTGTTTTCACTGTTACCACGCAATATGCTTGCCACTTGCCTATCAGCATCTCCGTACATTACTGGAATACGCACCAGTGTACCATCTCCGTATTTGACCACAAAGTTACTTAACGCACGAATTGTCTGCGTGATATATCGTCTAATTTGTCCGTCATAAAAATGTTGCATTATAAGTCTGCCTTTGGTTTAAGTGCTTTACTAATACTTTGACGTTCAGCTTCGCGATAATTGTAGATCTTAATAGTCCATTGTCCGGCAAATGGTATTGCCTGTTGTACAGTATCAATAACAGGTAAATTAATTCGCTTGTACGTGGTTGAAATGCCATGCGAATTCAAACGAGTATAAGTTGTAATCAATCCTGGATAGTCTGCAATAGTATAATCTAAGGTATTTGTGTCAAGAGTCAATACCAAGTATAGTCCAGTAACAGAAGATTCAATCAGTGTGTTGATTGTGGTAGCACCAACTGCTACGGAAGCATAGTCTGAAACAACCGGATCGTTGTAAGTGTAAACTTTGTTATTAATAAATCCAGTTTTTAATGTGCTACGAGTATCGTTGTTGGTCATGTTCATACGTACTGCATCTTCAACAGCAATCCACGCATTTTGTTTGCCGTCAAATCTATATAATCTATTTGGCAGCATGTCCACACGCAAAAAGAAATCGTCTCCAGCCGGGTGTGCAGGAAATTGAATTCCAAATCCAAAGTCATATCCGTTAACAGGATATCCGTCGCCCAACAAGTATCCTGTATAACCGCTGCGTTTAGGCACAGGTACAGTTGAACTGACAGTTAAATTGTCGCTGGCGTTACTGGCCAACAATGAAGTTGCGTCCGCAGTATTAAGTGTGGGCGCACCTGTAACAGGATCAGCGGCAATGGTATAAAATTGTCTTGTTTCTACACCGCTCTTTGGAACATCGAGTTCAGACTGTTGCACAACTGCATCACTGATTGCTAATTCTTTATTGTGTGTGCTTAACAAATCACGTAAAGATGTATTTTCAACAGGGTCGCCGTTGGCATCTTTGGCTTTTTGGTTAAAGATATCTGCAAATTGCTGTGTATCGTTAACACGTTTAAGTTTTAATCTGTACAAATGCGGGAACCAGGTAACACTGAAACCTTCAGAAGCACGGCCCACATCTTCTATAACATAGTAGCGCGGTAATGCAAAATCAAAACTGTCTAAAGCAAAGTCATCACGCAAGTGCGGTAACTCAATTACATCTCCGCTGATTGGTTTACGGCCTATGTATTTGATAAAATCATTAATATGTACAGTCATGTACAGGGTATCATTGTCGATAAACAGGCCAAATTGGCTCAGATTAAAATCGATGTTTTGTACATTATACAACCCACGAATTCTGTAGATTTCTGTATCGTATTTTCTGTCACGATTTTCCAGGAATAACAAATCCTGAATGTTTGTAACATCTGTGTTAGCATAGTGTGGCTGATCCGCAGTGGCATTGTCAGTAGTGGTATTTGCGCCAAGATATTTGTGCAAATAGACGTCTGTACCGCCCGCTTGAAACATTTCCGAAGCTTGGCGGTCAATGAACTTGTAATCAAGCCCTTTTTCTGGTTTGTATAAGGATAATCGTGGCATAATGATATTTATCGTTAGCTAAATATGTAAGGAGAGTATTAATATGGTCGATTCGCCGTCAACAACCCAGTCTAATTCAACGCAAGAACGTAACGCGGTATTTCAGTATGTAAAAGCCATGCTGGGTGACGGCATGATTGAAGTAGAACTTGATCCTATACACTATGAAACAGCCCTTGATCGTGCGTTAAATCGGTATCGTCAAAAGAGCTCAAACGCTGTGGAGGAAAGTTACTTATTTCTTGAGTTAATCCAGGACACTAACGAATACAGATTACCTGACGAAGTTATTACAGTTAGACAGGTTTTCCGTAGAGCTATTGGATCACGTAGTGGTATAGGTGCAGGCGGAACATTGTTCGAGCCGTTCAACTTGGCGTACACTAACACTTATTTGATGTCTGGAAGTATGATGGGCGGCTTGGCAACTTATGATGCCTTTGCCGGTTATCAGAAACTTGTGGGTCGTATGTTTGGTAGTTATATTGAATTCAATTGGAAGCCAACTACACACATTTTAAACATTTTACAACGTCCATTTGCACAAGGTGAACAAATCCTTGTACAGAGTTACAACTTCCGTCCTGACTGGGTATTATTACAGGACATTTATGCTAAACAGTGGCTACGTGATTACACTTTAGCAGTATGTAAAACAATGCTGGGAGAAGCACGTAGCAAGTTTGCGTCAATTGCAGGTCCTGGTAGTCCAATCTCTATGAATGGCGGTGATTTGAAGTCCAGCGCCAAAGAAGATTTTGAACGTCTTGACAAAGAACTAACGGATTTAACAGCTGGTGGAACCGGCTATTATTTCATAACTGGATAAGATATGGCAGTAAAGTTTTCGCAATTACCAGTCACAACAAATCTTGCAACTCCTGCGAATATTTTCTTCCCGGTAGTTGATAACACAGGTCCAACAAGTTATACAACTACTTTAACTTCAATAAGTAGTCAGATTTTAGCAGGTAATGCAGCCAGTGCTACAAAACTTGCAACTGCCCGCACCATTAACGGTGTGTCGTTTGATGGTACTGCTAATATTACTGTTGCCACAGCTATTTCGCCGGCAACTATCAGCGTACTTGGCGGCGTAATTCCAGACAATGTGACAATCGGCGTAGACGGCACTGGTAAAATCAGTACAATAACTGTACAAGCAACTACCACTACTTATGGATCGGTAATGGTTGGTAATGGATTAAGTGTAAGTTCAGGTGTTATTAGCGCACCAACTACGGTGGTTCATGCATTTGCTTTTGACGCAAATAACAATTTGATTTATACACAAACTTCCGGGCAGTCTTTTGCCTACACAACTGACGGCGCAAACAGCTCATATTCACTGGTTGATATTGGTACAAACGCTTATGGTTATTCATTAGACACTAACGGAAACTTGATAGCGACATTTAATAGCTAAATATTGAAATATAGGACAGAATATGGCCGTAACAACAGTAAACCTGGGAAAAATAAGAGTAAATTGGCGAGGCGCATGGTCAACAACCACGGCCTATACAATCAACGACGCCGTAAGTTACAACGGATCAAGTTACATTTGCGTTGTGGCGCACACATCGGGAACATTTGCCGCAGATTTGTCAGCAATTTATTGGCAAATTATGGCACAAGGCACAAGTGCTAACACCACCAACGGTGATATTACCTATTACGGTTCCGGCGCAAACCAGCGTTTACCAGTTGGCGCTCAAGGACAAGTACTAACAGTTAACTCAAGCGGTTTACCTACTTGGTCATTTCCAAGTGTAACCGGAGATGTATTCTATGTTACACCAGAAGGTTTGGATACAAATTCGGGTACAAGTCTTAATAATGCATTTGCTTCTTTAAAATATGCTTGTACACAAGTGGTTGGTCCGGCAACAATTTATGTCAAGGCCGGTAACTATTTTGAAATTCTTCCTATTACTGTTCCAACTAACGTCAGTGTTATTGGTGACGGTATGCGTGATACTAAAATTGCACCCAAGGTTGCCAGTGCAACAGCAACTTACACAGCAAGTGGAAGTGTTGGTACAACATTAAAAGTTTCAAACACAGCCAGTATACAAGTTGGTATGACTGTAACTGGTACAGGTTTTACAAGTAGACAAAAAGTCGCTCTTGTTGTTGACAGTGTTACATTGACATTAAGCGGTGCTCCGGACACTACACCAAGTGGCACACTGACATTTGCTTTTTACAGCACAGATGCCAGCCCGGTACTTAACAATTTAAGTACAATGTTCTTGTTGAGTGATCAAACTATTGTGCAAGGTTTGTTGTTAACAGGCATGACTGGTTTCTCAGCAGGCAGTCCAGCTAATGATATTACACAAGCAACTATTGGCGGTGTATATTTCCGTTTAAATCCAAACGCATCGATTACAAAGAGTCCGTATGTCAAAGACATTACTGCTCAAAGCACCGGCGGCGTTGGTGCGATTGTAGATGGCACTTCACAAGCAAGCGGTAACAAGAGTATTGTATTTTGGGCTTATAATTGTATATTGGATGGCGGTGTTGGCTTATGGGCCAAAGACGGTGGTAAGATTGAAGCAGTTTCAGTGTTTACCTACTATTGCTATTTTGGTTATGCTGCAACAGGTGGTGGCAAGATTCGTTCGTTGGCGGGCAACAACAGTTATGGACAGTATGGTACAGTATCAAGAGGATTTGATGCAACAGAAAGCCCAGTAACTGGTACAGTTTACGGTAACATGTTGGCTATTAATACTGTAACAATATCAGGAACATTCCAAGTAGGCGAAACAATTACACAAGCAGTCAGTACTGCTACTGGTGTAATTACAAGTATACAAACAGGTTACATTTACTATAAAGGCGTAAGTGGAACATTTAACGGTACAAACCAAATTTCAGGCGGCACAAGTTTTGCCACAGCAACAGTTACAGCTGCAACAGGTCAATCAAATTACCTCTTAGTATTAAGTGGATTGACAGCATTGCCAACAGTGGGTGCAAGTATTCAATTTACTAACGGTGCAGACACAGGTGGCGCCTATGTTATTCAAGCAATATCAGGAAGTTATGTCAATACCAGTAGCGTGATCACAATTACGCTTGCAGGTCAAAAGACTACTCCAAGTACCGACGGTAACTCACTGCAAATTCGTTATAACTTCAGTCAAATTCGTTTAACAGGACATCACTTCTTAAGCATTGGTACTGGCGGTATTACAACTACCAACTATCCAGGTATTCCAAGTCAAAGTCCAACTCCTGCTAACCAAACAGTTTATGTGTTACCAGGTCGTGTTTATTATGTGGCCACTGACCAAGACGGTAACTTTAGTGTGGGTCAGTATTTTAGCGTTAACCAAGCAACTGGTGCCGCAACATTGAACGCAAGTGCGTTTAACTTGAGCGGTTTGACCAGCTTGCGATTGGGTTCAATTGGCGCACAACTTGGCGCACAAATTGATGAATTCTCAACAGACGGCACATTAAGCGCAAACAGTGATACAAAAGTTCCAACGCAACGTGCAGTTCGCACTTACCTCGGCGCTGCATATCAAAACTTTGTACCGGCAACAGACTTGGCATATGATCTTGGTACAGCAAGTAAGCGTTGGAGAAGTTTGTATGTGGGTGCGGGATCTATTACACTTGGTACTATTACACTAAGTGATAATAGCGGTACCCTATCAGTCGGCGGAAGCGCCAATATGACGGTGCCAGGTAATTTAAGTGTTACTGGTACATTTACTGTCAACGGTGCTACATCTTATATCCAAGGTACTAACACAGTTTATACTGACAACTTGATTGAATTACACGCACCAACAGGCGGTGTAGGCGGATCTTGGGCAACTAATGATAGTAAAGATATTGGTGTACGTTTTCACTATTACAATGCTGCTGATAAAAATGCAGCTCTTGTGTTGTCAAACAGTTCAGGTTACTTAGAGTGGTTCTCAGACGGTACTGAATCCACAAATACATTTAGCGGTACTTACGGTACTATTAAGGCAGCTAACTTTCTTGCAACTGCGGCACTAACTGCTCCTGCTATCACAACCGGTAGTACCACATTTAATCTTGTTACCACAAATGCAACCACTATCAACGAGTTTGGTGCAGCAACCACAATCAACGTGGCCAGTGCAGCTGCAACAGCTACAACTTGGATCTTAGGTAACAGTACAAACAACAACGTATTAAGCGTTTGGGGCAGCGGCACTAACGGTACCGCCACAATTACTACCAACGTAACAACTGGTACGCTGAACATTGGCGCAGGAGTTTCTGGAACTGTAGTCATCGGTGGTAATGGAGCAACTGTTAATATTGGTGGAACTGGTGCTGCAACTGTTAATATTGGTGGAACTGGAGCAAGTGTTAGCATTGGCGGAAAACCGGCAGCTACCACAGGAAAAGCAATTGCCATGTCGATGGTTTTTGGCGGATAAATATACAAAAGGAATAAGACATGACAGCCCCAAATATTGTAAACGTAACAACAATTACTGCCACAACTGCTGTAGCAAGTATAAGCACAACAAGTAATACTAGCGTGGTTAGTAATGCCGCTAGTAGCAACCAAGTATGGAAAATTAACAACGTTATCGTAGCTAATACCAACGGTACAAATGCTTGTAACTTTAGTTTATTTTACAATAGTGCGGCCGCAGGTGGTGGAACGAACACAGCAATGGCTAGTACTATTAGTATTCCAGCTAACGCTAGTTTAATTGCTCTAGATAGAAGTACACAGATTTACTTGCCAGAAAATACTAGTTTAACAGTTACAGCTGGTACAGCCAACGTTCTAACAGTTACAATCAGTTACGAAATTATTAGCTAAGGAGCACCTGAAATGGCAAACCGTTTCATAGGTGGCGTCTTAAGCAGTCAACAACCCAGTAGCGGCGGTTTTGTAAGTCGTGCCAGTACAGGCACCTATTTCAATAATACTGGTACGCTAGTTACTGCACCTGCAAATCAACCTCGTCTTAACTATAGTTTTAACGGCAATCCTATTACCACACGCTATAGCGGATTGTTTGCTGGTTCTTCTCAACTAAGCGTAGCACAAACTACAACTACAGATTTAGGATCGGCAAATTTTACAATTGAAATGTGGATTTATTTCACAGGACAAATTACTACAGGTGCTAGTAATAATAATATTGTTGGTAAATGGAATACTGGAACCCAATGGATTTTACAATTTAGGGCCGCAGGTTTAGATA